GCTGATCTCACGAGCGCTGATCTCAGGGGCGCTGATCTCAGGGGCGCTGATCTCAGGGGCGCTGATCTCAGGGGCGCTGATCTCACGATCGCTAATCTCAAGGGCGCTGATCTCAAGGGCGCTAACCTGGGTGACGCATGATCATCAAAGCTACCATGATGGCTATCGGCCTGGCATTAACGATTCTGGAGCTTCAGGTACAGCAACCTGACGGTGTGGTGCTGATGATTGCCGGGGTACTGTTCGGCATGGGACTGCACTGGTACAAGCGGTCATGGAGCTGGAGAACGTTCGCTGTAGGCGCTCTGGTGGCCATGGGGAACCCGGTAGCAGTTGGGGCTATCACCAGGGGAGAGCCGCTGTTGGCACTGGTGGGGTTCGTACTGTTCGGCATAGCAGGGCGAATAGGACGCAAGTGAAACACAGCCCGCTTCGGCGGGCTTTTTTGTGCTTGTCTACAGATAAGGTTTACACTAGAAGAAAAGGAGGAACGCATGGAACACATTGAAGCACTTCGAAGCATGATCCAGCTACGTGAACCACCATTTGATGTTGACGTGATCAGCACGTTTGATGCCATGGACGGTGTGCTGGCGATTGATGATCAGACCACGCTTTGGAAGACTGCGAGGCTCATGAAGCGGGCGGGCGTGAAGAAGCGGTCAGACGGTCAGTGGAACCTGTTGAGCATCAGGCAACGGGTACTTCGAGAATGGGATGCCCCGGTAAAGGACGGAAGAAGAGCAGGCCGTGAGGCCGTGCATCCATTCACCGTGATGGAACCAGGGGATTCCGTATCATTCGCCAATGAGGACTTCCACGGACGGGCGTACCGGGCTGCCATGGTGCATGGGCACAGGACGGGCAAGAAGTTCTCAGGGAAGCTCTGGACCAAAGCCAACGGTGAACGCGGCATCACTATCTCACGGGTGGATGATGACAGCGTACCCGTGATAAGGAAAAACCAGGACGTGGAGGTTGTGCAGTCATTGGTCGATTGGAAGGCTGGCATATTCGTTCACGACATTGTGACAGCTAGTGAGGTGACCAAAACCCTTGAGAACATCATTGATGGCATTTCACCGGTGAAGGCTGGCTTGCTCCTTCGCAAAGTTCCAGGGACGAAAAGGGTCCGAGCTTATGACGGAAAAGGGCAGGTTGTGGTCTGGATTATCCGAAATTTGAGCAAATACGAAAAAATCAGGGGCGGTGAAATTTGGAGGATTTACCGAAATGAGCGAAAACTTTACACAAGAATAGCCTAGTTGGGACGCTACAGGGCCTCAGGGTCAGGACGCACAAACTGCCTGCTTTTCGTCTTATTTACCCCCTGTTTTCATGGGAGGTTGCTAAAAATCACGAAAAACCGTTATATATCAATGACTTAAGTGTAGTAAGGTTGTAGTATAGGTATTGTAATGACCTATCTAGTAAGGAATAACATATTGATTTTACGGGCTTTTTTTTAGCAAGGTAATTACACACACATTCATAGCGGTTTGCTACTTTGCTAATCAAGGTTTTCATTGGCTCCCGGAGCCTAACCCGGTGTAGACTATTGACATTTACAGGAGAATGCGGTGATGACCCCTAAACAGGAGAAATTCGCCCAGCTTTACGTGGAGCTGGGTAGCGCTGCCGAAGCGTATCGGCAGTCTTATGACGCCAGTCGGATGAAGCCTGAGAGCATTCATCGACGTGCTCACGATCTTTTGGAGCACGTCAAGATTAAAGCAAGGATAGAAACGATTCGTGAAGCAGCACGTGAGCGCAATCTGGTGACAGTGGATTCATTGCTGGTTGAGCTGGAGCAAGCACGTCAGATTGCACTCGGTGCTGAAACGCCTCAGACAGCCGCTGCCGTTAGTGCGACCATGGGTAAGGCGAAGTTGGTGGGATTGGATAAGCAGATTCTTGACCTGCGCAGCGGTGACGGCTCCATGACCCCGCAACCCACTACCATCCAGATCGTGGCAGCAGATGACGACAGCACAGATTAAGCTCCCGCGTAAGTTAGTGCCCGTCTTCGCGCCAGCACGCGGCACAGTGAGGCACAGGGGCGCACATGGTGGACGCGGTAGCGGCAAGTCCTTTAACTTCGCCAAGATGGCAGCGGTGTTCGGCTATGCCGAGAAGCTGCGCATCCTGTGTACCCGTGAATTCCAGGTGAGCATCAAGGAGTCATTTCACGCTGAGCTGAAGCACGCCATTGCGTCAGAGCCATGGTTGGCAGCGGCATACGATGTGGGCATTGACTACATCCGTGGTCACAACGGGACGGAATTCATTTTCCGTGGTCTTCGACACAGTATGGGCAGTATCAAATCCATGGCTCAGATTGATATCTGCATTGTCGAAGAAGCGGAAGACGTGCCGGAAGCCAGTTGGATTGACCTGGAACCCACCATTCGTGCGCCTAAGTCTGAAATGTGGATCATCTGGAACCCACGCACTGATGGCAGTCCGGTAGACAAGCGATATATCAAGACGACACCGCCACGGTCGTGCATTGCGGAAGTGAATTACTGGGACAATCCGTTTTTCCCTGTTGAGCTAGAAGAATTGCTCCAGCAGCAACGCGCTACGTTTGACGATGCGACCTATGCGCATATCTGGGAAGGTCGATACCAGACCCGCACTGATGCACAAATCTTCGCTGGGAAGTATCGTGTTGATGAGTTCGAGCCTCACCAGAAGCTATGGGATGGACCATACTACGGATTGGATTTCGGTTTCAGCCAAGACCCGACAGCAGGTGTCAAGGCGTGGGTCCATGGGCGCAAGCTGTACATCGAATATGAAGCAGGACGCACGGGGCTGGAGCTAGATGACACAGCGGATTATCTGACACAGCGGATACCCGGCATTGGGTCTTCTGTGGTTCGCTGTGACAATGCCCGCCCTGAGTCAATCAGCTACATCAAGCGTAACGGTATGCCCAGGGCGAGGCCTTGCGAGAAGGGCAAGGGTAGCGTTGAAGACGGGATTGCATTCATCAAGAGCTTCGATGAAGTGGTGATCCACCCCCGGTGTGAACAGACCATCAGTGAGTTCCGCCTGTACAGTTACAAGGTGGACAGATTGTCCGGTGATGTGCTGGACACTATAGTGGACTCAAACAACCACTTTATTGACGCACTGCGTTATGCGCTGGAGCCAATCATGAAGGGGACAATTATCAATTACAGGAAGCTGCTATGAACAAGTTCTTGGATGGCCTCACCAGCGTGGTGAATCAATTGATCAATCGACGCAGTGTGCATAACACCAGCGTGGTTGAGCGTAACCGAATGAGTGATCAGGAGATGTGTGCTTTTCTGGTCACGGGGCTGGGCAGCAAGATTGTTCGCCTCAAGACCGGGTACGCGCTCAATGACACGCTCACCTTCACCGATGACGCACAGAAGGCGATGTACAACCGCCACCTTCAGAAGTCCGTGAAGCGTGCTACCAAGTTTGCCCTGGCGTTTGGGCGCGGGATCATCGTTCTCAATGAACGCGGTGAAGACCTGTACACCCCGCGCACGCGACCTGTGGACATGGAGCGCACCCGCTTCAGTGTCTTCAGTGGGGACATGGTGACCGCGATGGACGTGAGCATTGACCTCACGGACGAACGCTACATGAAGCCCCGTTACTACGTGGTCAACGGTCATAACTTCCATCATACTCGCGTCATTGACTTTACCTACGTGGAGCCTGCTGAACAGGACGCAGCGTTGTACAAGTACGGCGGCGTCAGTGAGTTCGAGCTGATCCGCAATCAGATCGTCAATGATGGTGTGGTGGAACGCGCCAGCGGTGCCATCGTGGAGAAGAACGCCACGGTGTTCCATAAGATCAAGGGCTTCAAGGAGTCATTGGCTGCGGGGCAGGACAAGGAGTTGGTAGACTACTATGGCAAGCTGGCTGACCTGCGATCCATCTACGGTGACGGTATCATTGATGCTGAGGATGATGTGATTAGTGTGGCCCAGGCGCTCACCAACCTTGCGGATGTGGATCAAATCACCCTGCGTCGTCTCGCCATGGTGACAGGCATCCCGTTGTCTGTGCTGGTGGGTGAGAACGTGAAGGGGCTGAATAGCAGCGGTGAGCAGGAGCGCCAGACCTTCCAGGACACGATTGAAAACCTTCAGTTCGATTACTTCATCGACCCCATCTGCGAGCTGGTGAAGGCATGTGGCATGGAGCCTGTGGACTTTGCCGAGAATCAAGGCGGCAGCGCTCAGGAGCGTTTGAACTTCGAGCAGACCGCTATTCAAAATGCCCGCTTCCTGTGGGAGATGGGGGAAGACTACCGCCATTACCTGAGCCAGAATGAAATCATCGTCAAGGACAAGTTCAAGGAGATGTTCCCCGATGGCGAATGATATCAAGCAGCCCAGCAGCCCACGCGCTCAGGAAAACGAGTTCGAGGATATACTTGAATTCATGGTGCAGCAGATTACGCAGCGGTTTGAGAACAACGTAATCAAGGAGCTGAATCAGTCTACCGTGGAGAAGTTCACCGATGCGGCACCTGGCGGCAATTACGCCAAGGTGCTTGTGACTCTGGCGAGTCGGACACGCCGCAAGATTCGAAAGCAGTTCGACAACGAGCGCATTGAAGCGATGGTGGCGGATACCTTGCGCAAGGTAGACAAGCGCCAGCAGCAGCAGCTCTATGCCGCCGTGGAGAAGGCCATAGGCGTCAGCACCGTGCAACTGGCGGCACGTGAGGGCATGACCTACACCATCAATGCGCTGGTGGCGGAAACGGCTCAGTGGGTCAAGAAGCTGCGAGATGAAACCCTGGAGACGTTCACCAACAACACGCTTAACGCGATGACGACCGGTGACAGCCTGTCAACCATCATGGAGCAGTTCAAGGACGTTGCCGAGAAGCGCAAGAATCACGCGAAGTACCTGGCTCACAACCAGATTCAGAATTTCAACAGCATCACCAGTAAGATCAGGGTGCAGAAGCTGGGCATCAAGAAAGCCGTGTGGGAGACAGCCGGTGACGAATCCGTCAGGCCATCCCATGCAGACCGCGACGGGAAGGAGTTCAACATTGGCGAAGGGCTGTACAGCAGCCTGGACGGTGAGCACCTGATTCCTGGCGTCGATCACAATTGCCGTTGCACAGCACGGTACATACTCGAAGACGAAGAAGAGGATTGATACCATGGGACGCTTTACTTATTCTGGCAGGAATTGCCCACTGTCTAGTGGTTGTTCTTGACGCTCTGTTACCATACACTTAGAATCATGTAAACCAATTTGGCGCGAGACTCATGAAACACACATTGATTGGCAGCTTCAATGATTCTGTCACCTGGAACGGTGAAGAGAAGACCGCCGTGTCTGTACGTGATGGCGTTCTTGAGTACCTTGGCGCTGAACTTGGTCTGGAACCTGTCGAGAAGACATTCACTGTGTACCGCTCCCCTGCCACGATTGCCCGTGCCAATGTCGCCATGAATGGTGTGCCATTGACGGACGAGCATGTGACCGTGGGGCATGACGTGAAGAGCCCAGTAGGTTCGGTGCTGGATTCCGAGATTATCGACTTCATTGACGAAAGCACTTCTTCCCACTTAGCATTGCGTAATCGTGTTAGGATCACTGACGCTATCAGCGGGGCGCTGAAAACCGGGAAACGACAGTTGTCATTGGGCTACAATGCCAACTTGGTTCCTCATGAGCGCTTCGACTTTGAGCAAGTGAACATTCAGCCGCACCATTTGGCTGTTGTACCGGCTGGCCGTTGTGGTTCGGCCTGCTCTTTTATTGACCGACAACCAACCGAGGTAGAACCTATGAATACCAAGCAGAAAACCGGGGATCAGCCGGAGCTGCACACGGCTTTCGTGGATGCCGAGGGTCAGCCGAATCTGCAACAGATCGTGGAGATTGCGCAGCAGCTACCCGAAGCCCTGAAGTCTGTCCCGATGGACAAGCTGCAAGAGATCATGCCGACCTTGCAGGAAATCGTTTCCATGGGTGGTGCCCCTGCACCGGCTGCTGAAGAGCCTGCCCTGGAGGATGAAGAAACCCCTGCTGAGGAAGAGCCGATGGAAGACGAGAAGCCGTCAGTACCGGTGACGGATACCGCCGAGTTCAAGGATGCGGTGAATTCCGCGATCCGGCGTCACACTGAGGTCATCGAGAAAGCGAAGACGTTTGTCGATGAATCCTATCAGTTTGCTGGCAAGGCAACTGACCAGATCATGCGCGATGCCCTGGCGGTCGAGCATGGTAAGCAGGAGTTCTCCGATGCTGAACTGTCGGTTGCCTTCAAGCTGCTGAAGAAAACTGGTACTGACCTGCGCACTTTCGGTGATGCGTCACCGAGTGCTGGTAAGTTCTCATCCATCGCTGACAAGGAGCTGTAATCATGGCTTTCGAAACTGGATACCTTGACGATCCGCAAAATGTTGGAGCCGGTGAACGCTTCGGCAACAACAACATCGTCCTGCCTGCCCGCACGTTTGAAAATGGCCTGAAAGTGGGTCACTTCGCCAAGCTGGACACGGGTTCTCTGGACAACCTGGACACTTCTGCCACCCCTGTCATTGCAGGCGTGGTACTGCGTAACCCCGCTGCCCCTGTGGAAGACGGCGCAACCGTCGATGCCAACCTGTATGGTCAGGTTGAGTATATCCGTCAGGGTCTGGTCACTGTGCGTGTTGCCACGGGGGAAACCCCGGCGCAATTCGGTGCTGTGTATGCGGACAACGCGACCGGTGAAGCCACCGCTACAGACACCGATATCGCGGTGTCTGGTGAGTTCATCGAAGAATTTCAAGATGGCGTCTGGCTCATTCGCCTGTATTAAGGAGGCATTTAATGAAACTCGGTAATCTGTACGACCTGGCCTCCTTTGAGGCGTTCTGCGACTCTGCCAGCCAGCGGGGCTTCACTGATGCCTATGCTGGTACTGTGTTAGCTCGCAACCTGACCACGATTGATCCGCGTGTGTTCGAGAAGAAGTATCCCGAACTGGTGCTGATGAACTCCGGTATCGAAGCGGACAACTCAGGCGGCTATGCCCGTCGCATCCAGTCCCTGCGTCTGCAAGACCTTGGTGGGTTCACCACCAGTGGCGATGCGTCCGACAACAAGGGCAAGATCAGCCTGGCGGGTGAAGACTCCTTCCTGCGTGTCGTGGAGCGTGAATCACACTCCAAGTGGACGGACTCTGAAATCCGTGAAGCTGAGCTTCAGGGCATCAACCTGCCGCAACGCTACGTCCAGGCTCACAACCGCATCTACATGCGCGAAGTGGACCAGATTGGTCTGGTGGGCGGGATTGGCAACGAAGGTCTGCTGAACTACAGCGGCTTCGCGGCTGACTCCGCCGGTGGCGCTATCGGTACGCTCACCGCTCAGGAGAAGTTCGACACCTTTGCGGATGGCATCACTACCCAACGCAACGTGGTGAACAACACCCCGGAGTACAGCGTCAATCGTGTCGCCACTTCTGTTGAAGTGCTGAACGACCTGGCTGCTACCATTCTGGACACCGCTGCGGGTAGCATGAGCGTCCTGTCTGCGCTGCGGGCCAACTTCCCTGACGTGACCTTCATGTCCAGCTTCCGCGCTGGTAATGTCGGCGGCACGTCTGCCACGGTGTTCTATAGCAACAACACCGAGGTCATGAAGATGCGCATCCCGCAACCGCTCACCATCGGTGAAATCATCAAGCTGGGTTCTTTTGACTTCCAGGTAGACAGCAAGTACCGCATTGCTGGCCTGGACGTGCTGGAAGACACTGGCGGTTTCATCCTCACTGGCCTGTAAGCCTGTGCGCCCCGGCAACGGGGCGTATCTACTTCAAGGAGTTTACCATGACTGAAGAAAATCAGACCGAACCCGAAGCCCCGAAGCCCCGGCACACTGCGAAAGCCAAGCAGCCGGAACATGGCATCAAGAACATGCGTTCTGGTGACATGAATCTTGGCGGAATGCTGTTCCTCAAGCCGGGTCAGGTAGTCGAGCTGACTGCT